CACTGCAAAATGCCTTTCCTCTCAAAAACCGCCTCAACTGCCCTTAACAGCAATTCCAGTGGAAGCACTGGGTATCTCAAAATCAAAGACAAGACCGAGGTGCGCTTCACCATTCTCGAAGAGCACCCAATGGAGTTTTATGAAGTTTGGGCAACAAACCCTGACAACAAAGAGGATCGTCGCACTTTCCGCTGGGATTACCAACCCACTCCAGAAGACGTTCTTGCCGAACTTGGTAATTACGTGGCTGATGAAAAGTACGACCAGCCTGGTAGCCAAAACGTAAAATTCACTCTTGCTTGTCCTGTTTTCAATTACGGGACTGGTACTGTTCAAGTCTATTCCTTCAGTCAGACCACCATAATGAAGGAGATTGACGCGATCAGCCAGATGGAAGATTTCGATAAAGACATCACCACTGTTGATCTAGTTATTAACTATGACAAAAGCCGTCCACCCTCTCAGATGTACATAGTAAGACCGGTCCCCAAGAAAAAAGGAACGGAAGCAACTGTGGCAGCAGCCTGGATCGACGCTCAAGAAAAAGGTTTCGACATTACCCGTCTGCTGAATCAAGGCAACCCATTCAAAGCTGCTTGATCGCGTAGTAAAACTGCCCCGTCGTTGCACGGGGCTTTTTTACAGATAGTATAAAAGTGGGAAAAAGTACACAGAGCCCCAAAGTGCAGGACACCTTGGCTGGACTAAGACGTTGGCGACTGGAGCAAGACAACTCCGGCCCCTTCCGCGTCTACCGAGACCACAAGGGCACTGTTTATCATAGTGTTACACACATCCTAAAAGAAACCAGCGACAAAACCGGGCTGGAGCGATGGGCTGCTCGTCTCGGCGAAACAGAGGCAAACCAACAACGTAATGTTGCAGCCACCCGAGGCAACCAAGCCCACAACCAAGCGGAATACCTCCTCAAAGTATCCCAACAGCTGGCGCGATCCTGCGCTAATCGCCGCAACTGCATCCGCTTCGACGAACACGGCCTGGCACGCATCCCTACCCCCATCACAAAATGGGCTCTCGAAAAAGTCCGCCCTAACGTCCCCCGTGTTGGCTGGAGCGCATCAGGCTATGCCCGCGGCCTATCCGACTGGATCACCGAGAACGTCACCGAAATTTTCGCCAGCGAATTTTCCATTCACCACCCCGCCGGCTTCGCTGGCACCTGCGACGCCTTAATCGGCCTCAAGAATAATGCGCTGGTGCTAGCGGACTGGAAGACCAGCGTGGGACGCAAAACCGACGCCGAGGACAAACTGCCAACCGGCCATTCATACATCGACCAGTGCGGCGCCTACTCGCTGGGACTCAAGCATCTCACCGGCCTCAATCCAACTGGAGCAGCCATCGTCCTAGCCCGCCGTTGCGGCACCCCCAACGTCCACTACATGACCCAGGATGAGCTGGTACAAGCCGAGGACAGTTTCCTGGCGCGTGTAGTGACGTACTTCGAAAACCTAGAAATCGCCATTCATAGTGAAAACCCGGCTTCAGCGTGAAGCCTAATTGTCTCGGGCTACGCCCTCGACGAAAACCCATTCACGACTGCCTGGAACGCCATTCATGGACCCGCTCGGCACGCTACTGATCTTGGCTGGAGCACTGCTGGGGCTGAAGGCGCTGCACGTGTTGGCGGGTGACGTGGAGCCAGACGGCACAACAGCCGGCGGTCTCAAGTCGCGTCGCACGAGTCTCACCGCAAGACGGAAGAAAGACCCCCACCGGTAAGGGTGAGGACTGGGGCATCATTGGCGGAAGCGCAACCGATCGGCGATTGGCTGGGGCATGATGCCTTGTTGTTCGGCGGCGGCTAGTCCTAGTTCGATCAGCAGAGCGCACAAGGTAGAGAGCTGGCGCCCTTCAAGTTGCGCCCACTCTTCAATGCAGGTCCCGTGATGGGGCGGCACAGTCACCTGATACTTCGCAGCCATTACGCTGCCCCTTTGCTGGTGCGCTTGCGGGCCTTACCGGCGTCGCTGCGCGTCTTGCGGCTGGAGCCTGCGGCCGGCTTGCGGCGTGTTGCTGGCGCTGGCGGTTGATCTGTGCGCGTAAAAAGTCCCGCAATCTGTGGAAAACATTCTGCGGGGATGTCGGCGCCGCGGTTCACGCGCTGGCAGTCTCGCCAGTACGGCACCAACTCGCGCCACAGCTGGAGCGGGCCTTCCTTGCCGTGGGCTTGCTGGAGCGTTAGCAGGTCCGCCCAATCGGTAGCCTTAACCGTGCTGCGCTCAATCGCCCAGCGCAGATCGCGTAGCTGGCGCTTTTCGAGACGCAGCTGTTCCCGCTCCTGTTCCCGCTGATCACGCTGGAGCGCTGTTCGCTCGCGGCGCGTGTTCCATTCTCCACCGGTCATGGGGCCATCCTGCCGGGGCTCGGCTGAAGGGATTCCCGGCCAACCTACTACAGAAACAGCCCGCCCACCACCGCCGGGCCGGTTCTTTAAGTTACACAACAGCAGTGGCAAACCGGCACGCGTTGGCGCCATGCTGACGGAGCACAACGCCCAGCCGACCAGCTGGAGACAACATGACCGCCGAAACCTGGCGCACTCGTGAAGCCTTCGTGGATGCTGACCCCGATCAGCAGAAACTAAACGCCCGCCACACCCACCAAATCGAACTGGTGCAGAAGGCAGAGCAGGAACTGCGAGCCCGCACCTATAAGCTGCAGCGGTTATTGCTGGCGCGTGAACTGGTCCAGCGCCACGCCTTCAACTTTGAGAGCGTGAGCGAGGAGCAGGAAACTGGCTTGAAGCTCACCGGCCAAGATTCTGAAGGCTGGTTCTGCGACTTCGACAACGCCGCGGATGATCTGAGCGAGATCGCCGTTGAACTATGCGGCGAAGTCTCCAGCCTGGCGCAAACCCGCGACCGGTTGCAGGCCGAACGGGAGAAGGCTTGGGACGCTCGCCACGCCAACGCCACCAAACTTCGGAAGGATTGGGACGAAACCCACGGCAGCCTGGAGGCTTGACAACTTGCCGCCAGGCGTTCTACCCTTGCACAAGAGCAAACCACACCAAGGCTCAAACCATGGCAAACACCTACAACACCGACCAGCTGGCCGCGTTCCCTTGGATCGTCAGCTGTGACACGCTCAAAGCTGAAGACCTACTGCCCAAGTTCTGGAACGCTGCCGAGGCTTGCGCCGTGCTGGCAAACCGTCCCGAACTGCTGAACGCTGAGACCCTCGCCAGCCTGACCAAGTTGGTCGGCGAGGATTCGCGGGAAGCGGACTGGGACGATGAAGAAGCCGCCGCGACGCTTGAAGATCTGAGTTTGGCGTTGGATGAAGTCGCACCGCTCGGCTTTTACTTCGGCGCTTCCGATGGCGACGGTGCCTGTTTCGGCTTCTGGCTTGACGAAAGCTGGGGCGAAGCTCTCCAGCTGTTCGGGCTTGGCGACGATGACCCTACCGGCTGGGCTTCGCTGATTGCTGAGCTTGACGCTGACGGAATCGACCCCGACACGGTGGAGGATTCTTACCAAGGCCGCGCCGAAGGCTGGAGCGAGGAGCGGGCTGGCGCAGACTACGCTCAGCAGTTGGCCGAAGATTGCTGCGACTTTAACTGGGATAAGCTCCGCTGGCCGCTTACTTGCATTGACTGGGCCGGAGCCTGGCAAGAATTAAGAATGGGCGATGGCTACAGTTTGCGCGACATCGGCGGCGGCGACTGGCTGGTGTTCCGGGCAGTGTGAACCCAGCACCGGCAGACCTTACGACCCGGCCAACTGGTCGGGCTTTTTTTATGGGCGCCAGAGGTTAGCATGGGCGCAGATAGTTTGTGATGCGAACCGTGCCCGATGTTGACGGCCAGGAAGTAACGAAACCGCCGCGGCCGTACGGTAAGCGCAACCCCGACGCGGTGATCGAAGAACGGCGGAAGCGTCTTTATCGGCGACAACTTACCGGCCTTCCCGTTCGCCAGCTGGTGCTAGATCATGCTGATCGCGAAAGCATCGGCGAAGTTACAGCCTGGCGGGACTGGGACGCGGTGAAACAATGGAACGAGGAAGATTGGAGCAAGGATCGCGAGAGCATAGTTTCACGTCTGCAGGCGATGCGGATGCGGGCCATTGATGCGGCCATCCGAAAGGGCCAGATCGGATCGGCGCAGCTGCTGATGCGAGACCTTGGCGCGGTGGTCGGCGAGGTTGCACCAGAGGCCGCCGCGGCCGCAGCGCCGCAGTTGTCCATCGTGGTGGAAGATAAGCGCGGCGGGTCTTAGGTTGAGACCGGCTGCCTTAGGTTGAGACAATAGACAGCGCACCAACTGGCACGAACTACCTGGCCGCGGCCGCGTGCGGCTGTATTGTTACAAGGTAAGCCAACCCAGCCCACACAATGACCCGCACTATCGCAGCCCCCGCAATCTTTGCCGCTTCGCTACTCGGTAGCCTCTGGCTAGTCGGTACGCTCAGCCTGGCGTACGAGTCCCGCGTGCTGCTGCAACACTGCCAAGCCACAAGCGCAGACCCGGCCAGCTGCCACCTCCGCATCTTCGGCCGCTGAGCACCGCTCGACCGCTGCGAGTGTGAAGAACTGCAACGATCCGAACCCCAACCCTTGACGGGGGGCAGGGTTCGGCTTCGCGGGCGTGCGGGCGCTGCTCAGGGAACCTACTGGTACATTCCCATTTCCTTCTACTGTGTTAAACTAAACCTTGTTCTGTACTACAACTCCAATGCTCTCCTCGCTGCTCGTACTCGCCGTCCAAGTCGTCCCCCCAATCCAGCAGATTGGCTCGTGCCCCCTTGGCTATTACGGCCAAGCCGGCTACTGCATCCCTACCCGCAAGATCACGCCCCCCACGCAAAGCATCATCAAAACCAGCTCACCGTGCCCGCTTAGAACGTACACAGCCAGCTCGAACTACTGCACGATGTACCGCTAGGGGGCAGGGGTTCAATTCCTGTAATACCCTAGAAGGTACCCGTCTACTACAACATGCCTGAAGCGGTTGGTGCACTAACGCTGAGATACGCCCAAGGCCAAGTCTTCAACAGCCGCAAACGCTTCAGAGTGCTTGTTGCCGGCCGCCGTTTCGGCAAAAGCTACCTCTCCTGCATCGAATTACTGCGTGGAGCGATCGAACGCCCGGGCGAAACCTTCTTTTACGCGGCCCCCACGTACCGAATGGCGAAAGATATTGCCTGGAAAGTCCTCAAAAAGCTGGTCCCCAAAGCCT